AGATTTAGTTGTACTCCACTATAATTCCAAGCCACTGTTGGGCTGGGCATATTTTAAGACAAAGTGCCTCGAATTCATTTTTGCGCTGTGTATTAACAAACGCCGGGTCTCCAAAATTCTGCCCACCGATGTACAGAAAATAAGGCCACTTTGAAGAATCTATTGGTATAAAATACCTCATTGGGACATCGTGGTATAGCTGAAATGCGCCCGCTGTTGCAGAAGGGGATCCGCACGTAATGGCAGGATTGCCACAAGTAACCTGAAGCTTTGCTGTAGTCCGTCTTATTTTATTTACCAGGGGGTATCCAATAGGCTCAGACGATGACCCGCATCTCGCGGCCGGGTTGCCACATGTTGATATTGGGTTTCCGCATGTAATTGTAAGGCCTGAGTCAATATTATCATTTCTTAAGACTGAGAATGGGTTTCTTGGAGTGGCGCAAGTTTTATCTCCTATGGCAGGTCTCGATTCCGGCACCCACCATTCATGGATGTAAACATCAAAACCATTGGCCCTTAATGTGTCCTGTAAATATTTTGGGTCCTGCCCTCCCAACGCCCTCCATGCAGCCTCCAGGCGCGACCGTCTGTCTTGATCCGAAAGTCCAGTGGATGATAGCCCCCACTGATCTTCCCACTCAGTGAGAACTCTTGTCGTTGAGGGAAATATATCAAGCCATAGCTGATCAAAAAAAACTTTTGCATCCACCCCAACACCAGACAGTCCTTCAAAAAACCTCCTTAGATTTTTATCTACTGTAATTCGCCACGCGCGGGCGTTTGGCAAAAGGTGCTGGAATATCCGAAAAAACATCATATAAACGTCACTGACTCAGATTTTGCCTTCTCCCCGATACCCAATGTATAGGTTGATATGGGAGAACCATTTTGGGTTATATTTGCGTCTGTGAATATGCCCCCTGCCGCGCTCACTATGTCCTCGACAACACCCGCCGCCGCACTCTTGGTGATCCTATCCTTTCGAGGCGGGACAGAAAGTCCGACTATAAACGGCTCCCTATCAAGAAAATACTCCTCCAAAGCAGCCTCTATATCAGCACGGACATCAGGCAAATTATCCACAACAAGACCCAAAACCAAGACATCAAATCCCGTTCTGGTTATGGGAAATACATTAGGAAGCGCGTTAGCTTGTCGCCTTGTCGCCATTCCATTTGCGTCCAGCTCTATAGATTGCAAAACCTCCTGGAGTTGTGCCGCCGAAGGAATGCCATCCGCATTTCCTGAACTCTCAGGGGTTGCCTCAACATAAACATCAACCTGACCCGGGCAATCACTCGTATATGGGTAGACATTAATTATTCCTGATGGTTCCTCCCCCCAGATTTGATAGTCCGCATAAGCTCCGCCCTGCGGCCTTTTGCGAAACCTGTCTATAATCCTCTGCCTGTAGACCTCAACAGATTCTTGGTCTGCCCCTGTTGTAACCTGAGAAACGACGGCAGCATTGCGAGATACATTCGGAAGCGGGTTGGCAAACGACACAACATCGCCAGGGTTTAAATTTCCCACCACGCCAGAACCGTCCCCGCCAGACTGATCGGAAACCGCCCTAATTGTTACCTGTACAGTTGAAGAGTCTAATAAAATTGAACCAATCGTAATGTATGTTACCCCATTAGACTGACCGATAAGTTGAGATCCTGATGGGAGCTGACCAGATTGTGTCTCTACTGTTATATCTATCAAAAGTTCTGATTGTGTTGCAGGTCCTGGGTCTCCAACCCCAATAAGTCGGCCCCATTCAATTAATGGAGCCAGCATTACTCCATTGACTTCTGTCTGGTTCGCGCTCGCTGTTCTAACGAATATCTGAAGGAATATAAACCCACCATATTTGTACAAAAGGACAAAGACGCCAGCCATAACCTTTGCCAGGACACGCAAAAAAGATTTGGGAAGAAGTGGGATTGTTTGATTGAGGGAGGCTTGCAACTGAGCAACAATATTGTCATTAATTTCCTGGGTTGTGGGTGTTTGCAAGCTCACGATGACGCCTTCCAGTTTTCAGTGAATTCAAAATCAGATTCTTCCCCAAGCGCCTCTATAGTAATGTTTAATTGAATCTTGTTCAATCGCGGAATGGCAGCGGAGACAAACACAGAAGAACAAATGTTATTCTCCAAAAGCCATGACAGGTCTCTCTTTGCGGCGTCCTCAACTCTTAGCAAATTTGCAGAAGTAGACGGGACAGATTGCAGAATATTCTGGGTTTCGCTTGTGTATCGATGAGCCTCTTGCAATTCTCCGATATTGCCCCACCAATTAAATGGGTTGCCGCCTGTCCCGTCATCATCCTCATTCCCACCAAATAAGGATAAATAGACAGACGTGCCAAGACCACCATTCATCTCAATTAGACCATTTTCTAAGTTTACATCGCCGTCATCATTGGTCTGGAATAGGAAAACATCACCTTGCTGCATTGTTAACTCCCTGGGTCTGGAGACGGCGTAGTGCCGGAATTATGGGTATGCGTTGAAAGTGTAATATTTTGATCGTCACTTGTAACGCTGTCAGCATTTAGAGTTCCAGGCGTCGTTATATTCCCATTGGGGGCAATTTCAACCCCATTTACAACAAAACTTCCGCCGACGTTAAGCTCAAACGATCCTGAACCATTTGACCCGACTATAGAACCATCTGAGTTAATACTAAAGCTGCACCCCTGCGTCGTAACAATCGAGTCACCATTAGGGAAAAGAAATATACTTCCATTCTCATTAGAGGCCTCTATGGTCGCATCGCTTTTTAACCACACATGCGCCACGTGCAAAGCTGTTTGCGGAGACCTGGAATAAATCCTTTTATCACCCTCTTCAGATTGCGGTTGATTTATAGGGTCAACATATCCTACCGCGCTGCTCCTGCCAGTGCCCACCGCAACACCAAGAGCGGCATAATCTGAACGAAGAGGATGCGAGTCATCTCCTGGGCTTGAGAAATGCTCAGCCGTGACATTCGCGCCTCCGCCAGGGTCGGACTTTACATCAGTGATATATGCGCCATTCCTTAGCACTCTCGTTATTGACAGGATTTTGGCTACAACTCCCATGGCAAAACCTCAGGTAATTTTCCGCTGAACGACCCTGGAATAACCAGGTTTAATACCGCAGACTCTGATCTCGAATCTTTGATTAGCTCAACAGACCTAATTATAAATTCATATTCACCATAAACCATTGCATCATTAGCGAAAAGCTTGATAGACGTATTCGGCTTCCAAAGATTGCCTGAGGGGTCGTTCCAGGAGGAAACAGACGCGGAATAAGATGCCATATTACCAAACATTCTAGATGCCTTGGCTTGAACCGCATCCTGGACATCTGAATCAATTGTGTCCTGAGGGCTGAATGTAATTGGTCTGACAACGCCATTTAACCTTGGATTTTTGACAGTAAACTGCGACCCTTCAAGGCCTATTAAAACAGGGTCTATCCCAGTAATGTGGCTGTAATACTCTTGAGGCGAAAAAAAAGGCGTCACCTGGGTTAAGGGAGACGCGCCCTGAGACAGAGACGCAACCGGAGTACCAGGGTCGATAGAGCGCCAAAATATTAAAGCTCCATCTTCACTGCTGGATATTATCATATTCCTTTGCTGAGCAAGTTCAGAGAGGAACGGAAGCACTTTTTTCGAAGGCTTCAGAGAGACCCTCTCAAATACCGGGCCAGGATCGACACGAAAGTCAACAGCGATGCCGAAAGTGTCAGCTATCGATTTTGCAATGTCCCTTAAATTCTGATCATTGAATTCGAGAGGATAAGAGCTTCCGGTCAACGTGCAATCATTTAAAACGCCAGGCTTCGAATATGCGCTCACTGACACAACCTTCTGAGATGCAGAAACAGTTGGAGTTACACCAACCATAGTGCCAGAAAACAACCGAGATCCACCAACAATAATATCCACGTCTTTGTATGAAAATGGCCGGAACGTTGCCTTGAAATTAGGAATTTTAGAATCAAATGGAGCGGAGAATTCAACGGTGTCCATTGCATCTATTGATCTTGTTACCCTTACCTCGCTCCAAAATCTAAACCTTTTGCCGTCAATAAGTATTGCAACCTCTGTTTCATTAGACGACGGAATGGTTCTGGCCAAATCTTGGGGCGCGCCAGGAACGTTTGGGACGACAAGCACAGACCCGACAGACAAAGGCTCCGAAACACCGGGGTTCGCACGCGATATTCTTCCAGACTGCTGAGAATCACCATAAAGCTTACGGGCGATTGATTGAAAGCTATCCCCGGAATTTACGCGATAAGAACTCATATATAATACACCACCTGTCTGCCCTTGGGCAGCTCTAGAATTTCAGAACCACTCAGGTCATTAGAGGCTATCAGAAAATCCAGATTTTCATCTACAGAACCGTAAATCTCTGCCGACAAGTCTATTATAGTTCTATTTCTTTCAACGCAAATTCTTCTTTCCTGCTTCAGTGAAAATGATATTTCAACCAAAAACCCGGCAGTCAAAGCAACAGCTTCCTGGAGCTTCTGATATGACTGACCGGAATCAACCTCGCCTAAAGATTCGTAGTTATCGTCACGCCAAACAGTAAGATTGTCAAAGTCTGAAATAATCTGGTCCGCTGCAGCCAGGGCATCGGTTTTTGTTGAAAACTGATTGTTGACGACAGACAGAATAGACCCCGAAATATATGTCGATGCATAAAGATCACTGACATAAAACTCATTCGCATTTATAGAGTCGTTACCAGGTTTAGAGACAGACCTGTCACCCCCTGTTACGAGCCTGAGAAGACCACCATATGCATTTAACCTTGCTCTTATGTCAGACAGAGCCCTGGCAGGTGCCTGAATGAGAACTGCCGTTTGGAAAGCAAGGGTTAGAGGGTCCTGAATAAGAACATCTATTCCGTTGTTTATGGAATCTGAAATGGCATCAAACTGAGTTCTTACATTATCTTGAGCATCAGCGATCGATTGCAAGCCAGAGGTGACAGAATCCAGAAGAGATTCATATGCATTCTTAAAGCTTGCTCGCTCAATAGCCTTATCAAGAACTAAAGATCCTGAAACCTCATCAGAAATTGCCGATCCGTATTCTGAAACAGAATTCAAAACATCTGCCCCGGCATCGTCTTGAGAGGACGGATACACCAGGCCCACAGTCTCCCAAAAAGTAACCTCGATGATCGCTTGGTTGGCAGCGGTTTTTAAGTCATCTCGCCGCGAGATTGCACCAAATGGGACAACATCAACAGACCCATATATAGGATGATCCAGCTTTCCAGTTCCACGCTCTAAAAGCAAGTCTTCAAAAGCCTCTGACTCTTGGTCATAATCATCACCCCAGAAGAATATCCTAAGAGGATACTTTCTCCCACTGCGGCCCAGGTCCTGAACATATGTTCCATCCGCATCCGGGAACTCAAAGCCAGTTGTCCTTTTTTCAACAGACCTTGCGACATTCTCATAAGCGAAAGAAAGTCGGGTCCCATTTGGAGATGTGTACGCAGCTTCTCTTATTCTGTCTGTCCAAGCCATCAAAACGCTCCAGAAGGCTGCAAAGAAAGTCCGGGTCCAAGATTTCCTGAGGTCAGCTCAGCTCGGCCAGTCTCATCTCGTATCGTGACTTCCGCATTAGTTGAAGACCTGTTTTCCTGAATAATTCTGGCGGCGCGCTCGGACGGGCCCACAACCTGAGGTGAAGGATTACTTTGCGCCTGAGGTTCACTATCTTCACCCAATCCCAAAAATGAAACAATCCCAGACCCGACGCCTCTAACGGTAGACGTAAGAAGAGTATGCTTGCCTAATATTTCGTTAATGAGACCGACAATGAAAGAGATATTTTTTGTAAATATATCCACTATTCCAGACCAAAGGCCTGAGAAGAATTGATCAAGAGGCTCCCATGCGCTCATTACCGAATCCACAATTGTAATAAGGGACCTGAACTGCGTGCTAAGCAAAACTATTGCGAATTGAGAAGCGCCCGAAAGCGTGGAAAGCTCATCTTTGAACTCACGAATAAAAGAAATAAGCTTTACAATCCCAGCAATCAGAGCACCCACTCCAATTATTATAAGGCCAATCGGGTTAGCGGCCATAACCAAATTTATCGCGGTTAAAACTAGCGTTAAGACCTTTAAAACAGATATGAGCGTAAAAAATACACCAATTGACTTTGCGATAAGGCCAAAGTTATCAACAACCTTTGTAAGAAACTTACTGACATTTGTGGCTAGAAGCTCCTGGTTTGCATTAACCCAGGCGGTCATGCTGTCTATTCT